CCATTTCATCTAACGATTCTATTTGTTTAAATTTATAAGCATTACCAATATTATCTAGAACTCTTGCTCTTCCTGCTACACCATTGAGATTAGTAATCAAAACCCAATAACTTGTACTAGGAATTCCTGTATCTTTATAAAGAATAAGATCGCCATCATAAACAATAGTTGAACTATTTGGTGTCAAGTCCCAATTGTACAATGTGTTTATTTTAGAATTTGTTGTTTGAGGATAGTATATTTCTATTCCTGTAGGATATAAAGTAGAATTCATTACTATCTTTATCATTGTTCCGTCTGTAAGAGGAGTTGGTAATAATTGCGAACCATCTACAGAAACTCCATAAACATTATTAGCATATATCAAATCTGTCAGTAAAGGAAAATTACTCAAATTAGTTACATCTCCACCAGTATAAATTCTATAATATGGTGATGTACTAGCATCAGTAAACAATTGGTTTTGAGAGTAAACCGTGTTTAAAGTAATGTCTGATGCAGATGATAAAGTTTCTTTGATTGTAGATATTGCTAATGCTGCTCCATTATAATATAATATGGTTCCTTTAAAATAGTAAACAGTATTGCCTAATGTAGTAACATTGAAGTTACTAGATACTATATAGTAATCTCCTATAGTTAAAGTAGATAGATTGATTGCAGAGTAATCAAACTCATCATTCAAAAATCCTTTAAACGGATCATAATTCAAAGCTAAGTGACTATTTTCTATATCTCCTATTACAATACTGCCTGAACTAATATTATAAAATGTAGGAATAGGATCACTACCAACTGCCGTAAAAGTAAAACTTTCTAAAGCTGTTGCTTTATGTACTCCGTTTGTAATGATTACATCAAAAATATCTTTGCTAGATTTCAAATTCAAATTTGTAAATACATTCTGAGCAGTCTTAATATTGATAGAAAAATTTGAAAGTGAATTTGCTACAACATTGAACGGTGTAGTTTCATAATTATAAAAGTAAAAGTTCTCATCTATGCCGAAATATTGTTGAAGATTTGCTTGTTGTGTATTGGATACAGTAACAACAAATTTACCATTACTATATGTCAACGTACCAACATCTTTTAATGTTTGTATATTGTTAACAAGATATGAGAAATATAGAGTTATGATGTTGTTTAAAACAGAAATCTCTAATGAATCTATATTTCCAAATTGATCAGTAAACGGTATAGCATTATACGTTACTATCTGATTATCTACATAGTTAAAGTTTGCTATCTCGATTGTGATAATGTCATCGTTATAAAGATATCTATCAAAACTATCAATATTGATTAGTCCTTCTTTGCTGTAAATTGTACATTCGTTTGCAGGTAAATCTTTTTGGTATGCATTTAACAACGAAAGATTACTCTTAAATACTGCTTGATTCGATACTGACAATGAATCAAACGAATCCTTTAAGATAGACCAGTTAAAAGTATCGTAGATAGTTTCAATATTTTTACTATTAGTACGAACAAAATTTGTTGTTCCTGTTACATTACCATTGCTATCTTTTATATTTTTGATAGGTAGATATAGGAAATTATCAACACCTGTTGACATTCCTGCTATTGTGTTGTTGTTAATAACAAAACTATAATCCAGAGCTATCGATGAAGACTCTACATACAACAAATTGTCTATAGCAGTATTCAGCTTAGATGATCTAAAAGGAACACCTAAAGCATCAAATGTAGTTTCAAAATATGTAGTCAGTAATTGTGTTACCTGATTACTGATACTATTTTTATCTGCTGTAGTAAGTGTCTGTGCTATTTCTATAGTAGGAATAGCGTTTATAAGAATGTATGTTGGTTTATAGAAAAATCTTTTTGTAGAGATGATAGGATGATCTTCTACTGCCAACTTGATTTGTGACTGAAATATAGGAGTTACATATATACTGTTGTTAGTTAAAAATTCTGCTGGAGTAAAAGTAGGTACGAGACAAATATAGATATTTCCCAAATGAGATTGATCTCCTGGAAATAATGCATCTCCACCGATCACATATATAGCTCCAATGCCAACAAACGTACTTAGTAGGTAGATGTAGTCATCTTGAGTTACTGCCCGTCCTGCGGAAGAATAGAAGCGTGGAGCATTAGCTTGAATAGATGATAGTGATTCGAGATCAGTTCCCCCGAAAGATTTGTTATATGCATTTTGAAAGCTGACACTAAAATTATCAGTACTAAATGTATTTCCTATTCCTAATGAAGATGTATTGTAATATACATAAACAGGAGTATTTGTACTAGTTTGTGTAGATGGTGGTAATGAATTCAATAGTTCATTGTTAGCAGCACTACCTTTTGTATCAAAATATTCAACTATTATGATATCAGTATCAGTTGGAACATTAGCTCCAGAAATAGCATTACCGAACATAACCAAAGGATATCCTGTAACAACATCTTCTTGTAAATAATAAGATTTTGGATTCATTAAGTTTGTAAATGCATCTATTCCTGTCCAGATATAGTTTGTATATAGCGATAATGGTTGAGTACTATCATATACATTAGTAGGAATTACATATAGAGTAAAGTTTTCCTGGTCGATATTTGGATTGTTTATAACAAAAAAGAAATTATCTTCCCCGGTTGGAGTAACAGAGTATGTGTTAAAACTTCCTTGAGAGATTAGATATTCCCCTTCTAGTTCAGTAGCACTCTTATAATTTAAAACTATCGGTTGCATATTGTAATATATATTACCCAAACTTCCTACAAAAGGTGATCGAGCATATATTGATAAAGAATTGCCCGAAACAAATCCTGATCCAGTATATACAAATGTTCCTGCGAATCTAGAAGCATATGGTCGTTTAGGAGTATATCCTATTTCACTAGCTTTTGAAACTGCATTCTCTCTGATTTCAGTTGTGCCTAAGAAGTAATTGTTAGTAACAAAGGAAACATCATACCCAAAAGTCATACAAATATATGCCATAGAATCTATGAAGATACTTAGGTTAGCAGAACTAAAATCGTACTGTCCACCATTACTGATAGCATATGGATTATTAGCGTTCAAGTGCTTTATGATTTGTTGTCTAATGTCTTGATATTTCAATGATGTAAGTGAAAATTGCATATGATATCCTTATCTTATTTTTTTAAAATCGACCTGGAATGTTTGATCAGAGTTTGTTATAGTCTCTGTACAATTTATAATGATGTTGAAAGTCTCATTATCTATATCTGGAATTACTGTAACTACTACATTCTTAACTCTAGGCTCATATAAATCCAATCCATAGATGATGTCTTGTTGAATTTGCATAGCAGTAATATTATCTATTGGTTCGAACAGATATTTATCTAAGTCTATTCCTTCGTCTGGACTCCAAAGAACTGTATATAATCCTGTTTGAAGAATATTGCTGATAGATTCAAGAATAGCTTGAGCATTGTTCAATACTGCAATATCCTTATTGTTCAAAGGATTGATTGATTTTTTGGAGACATCCCAATAGTAAATTACGGGTGTTTGTGTAGTTGCCATGAGAAACCTTAAAGTTTTCTTTTATTTATAAAAAGAAAAAGGCCACCGATTTCTCAATGACCTTTTTTCTATTATGATATTTTCTGTTTACTTTTTAAGAAGCTTGTCGAAGAAATCCTTATCTTCTTGTTGTTCAGCGGTTAACTGGATACCGCTTTCTTCTGCGGGAGTTTCTGCTGCGGGAGAAGGAAAGTGAGGAACATCCTCTTCAGGAGCAGGAGATTCTGGCTCATCTAAGAAACCACCAGCATCAGGTTCATCAGGTTCATCAGGTTCTTCGGATGCCAGGATACCAAGTACAGGTCCGATCAACTTAATAACTGCATCGTTTGTAGGATACTTGTCGATAGCAGTAAACTCAGAAAGCAATGAAGTTTGTGCCATTACTGCTTCAATCTTTTTATCGTCACCTTTCAAGAAAGCTGACTGCAATGCAAAAGTAGATGCAGCATAATCTACTTCTTCGGGATTAGGACCAGATTTTGAAATGAGCAAAGTGAAGTTTGCACCAGTGTAAAGATCGTAAGGATAAAACTCTACATACTCTCCAAGAGCTTTGATAGCATCAGAAGGAGTGATCTTTTCTTTGATCTTCTCATAAATCTTTTGTCCGTAGTTGTAAAGAAAAACTTTACCTTCATCTTCAGGGTGAAGAGGATTTTTGATTACGAAAATGTTTGAAATGAAATGATATTTACGTTTACGTAACTTGGCAATCTTGATATCTTTTTCGAAATCTGATTTCCAGTATTCTGCATTTTTCAGACAGATCGGACATTCTCTGTCCCATCCGAAATCGCTAATACAATTCTTCCAGTACTTCTTTTTGTTTGTTCCAATGGTATACTCGAAAGAGTGATCACTGAATTTGATGAATGGAATACCTTCCATGTCAGGAAGGAAACGAATTACAGCAGAAGCATTGCCATCTTTGTCTTTGGTGGGTTTCCAGAATCTTTCGTCTTTGGTGAACTTGTTCTTGTTTTCTTCATCTTTTTCCATTTGTTGTTTGGACGGTGTGTAATCAAACGCAAATTTTTGGGCCATGATGTTACTCCTTTTTGTTGCTGCCAATGCAGCGTGATTGAGCAATCTAAACGATTACTTCTGTACTATTATTTATACTTTTAAAAATCTACTCTTCTTCAGGTTCTTCTTCAAAAAATCCGTCTGGATTGGAGAAAGTTTCTTCTGGAAAATAATGCTTAAGTTTGAATTCCATTTTTACTTTTTCTATAAGAGACGCATTGAGTTGTTCAGTAATATCTTCAAAATCATCTATGTTCTTTTCTTCTTTGTATTCCAGAATTGCTTCGATATAAGAATGAAGTCTTGCTGCTCTGTTTTCTATATCATCGATTAAGTTAGTTAGTATCATTTACTTCCCTCTTCGTTCCATGTTTTTTCACAAAGCCCACAGTTAAACGTAGTCCAATATCTATCATCACTTCTACACCAATTGCCAGTATCTGAATGGTGTGTTTTAGTTAAAGCTATTACTGGATGCGAACACTCATCTTGTATACGTTTAAGATGAAATTGTAAGTCTACGATTTGTGTTTTTAATTCTTGAACTATATTCATGTGTACCTCTATACTTTTATGATCTCATATCTTTTCTTATAAGTCTATTCTTTTTTCATTCATCTACAAAAAAACCATCCAGGCAATCGTCTATGTAATTTTCAGTAGATTTTTGTTGTTTGATTTGACTAATCATAGGAGTTGTTCTTTCTTTATCATACAACTTAAACTCTGAGATTCTTTCAGTTAAATTTGCTAATTCATACTTTCTAAACATCTTCATCAAATTTGCAGCATCGAAAGAGTGTGTTTGCTTTTCTGTTTCTTTTTTGATCTTATCTCTAATGTAGCATGGAATCTCATCGAAATCTATTAATTTCTTGTTGAATTCGTATTTCGTTCTCATCTCAGGAATAGTTGCTAATAGAGTTTCTAATTCAGGATAAAGTTTCTCTGCTGTTTTTTCTGCAATCTTTGGTTTTATGGCAAGAATATTATCTGATTTGTCTCCTACCATAAAGTGAATCTTTTTGAAATGATCTACATCAATCTCTGGTAGAAATATTCCTTTGATAGGATCGAAGATATGAACATTGTGTCGTTGAAGTTGTTTGAAATCTTTATCGGAAGATACTACATAGTAAGGATCGTCTATGACATCTTGTGCTAATACAGCTATAACATCATCTGCTTCTGCATATTTTACATCTATCACATAGAAATCACTATACAGCTTTAGTGCTTCTAGGATATCTTTGTTAATAGCATCCATTCCTTCCCAATCAAACATAGGGTCTTTTGTTCTGTGACCTTTATATGTAAGTCCTTCATAACCAGGAATATCAGCAGAAAAAGTTTCGTAATACTTGTGTCTCCAGGAAGGTTTTGAATCGACAGATATAACTAGAGGATTCTTTCTTGATGCTCCAAACTGTTTTGATACATTCAGTATCATTGACAGTGTAGTATGAGCACAAAAATTTATATTCTCCAAAATCATATTCTTGTTTGGATGAATAGATCGGTGAAAGAGATGGCTTTCGTCAATTAGGATCATTTATTTCTTCTTTCGTTAATGGGATGATTTGCCATCCGCAAGTATTTGTAGATATTTCTGTTCTTGTGCGAATGTTTAATATTGGGCCTGATATTTTTAACCCAAATTTCAACAATATCTGATATGATAAGTTATGTTCTTTACAAAATATTGTTAGACAATCAGTAAAATATACAGTTCCTTCTTTGTTGATTAGTTTATATGATTTTGCTTTAGGATTTTTGTTTCCCAAAAACAATAAACATTTTATACTTTTAAGTTGTTTGGCTTTTTCTTCTCCATGTATTTCTTCGTATGTATGTCCTTTTCTTTTTTTACTAACAGCATTGCCTATAATAGATTTTGCTTTGTTTAATACTTCTTCGGAAGAATTTTGCCAAAATTCTTTCAATGACGATCTTTCTGTTCGTGTTTTTATTAATGATTCTGCGTTTTCTTTTCCGTATATTTCTTCATAGGTTTTGCCTTTAGAAAATTTACTTCGTGCTTTATTTGCTTCTGTATAATCTCTGGTCTTTTTAGTATTATGGTGTTTTATACGAATTTCGGTTGCTCGTTCTATTCCATACATTTCATTCCAAGTTTGGCCTTTTTTATTACCTTGATCGCCACCAGTAGATGTTTCGGTCATATTATAACCATGATGATATGAATCATAATAGTTTATATAATATATTTCTCTAATAGAAAGTTGGGATTCTAATATTCCTTCTTCGACTATTTCAAATTTAAAATTTTCTACACCATATTTTCTAATTGCTTTATAGAATATTCTTTTGTTATTATCTCTATTGCGTAAAGCATTATTGATATGTATCTTAAAGTAAATCCGTGGCTTTTTATGTATAGTTTTGCCTATATAAATTTTTCCATTAGTCAAATTTGTACACTTATAGATTATTCCAATTTTCACAATTTCTCCTTATACTCATATGTTCTATAGTATTATTTATATAAAAAGAAATTTTTACCTTATCTTCCTATTGTTACATATCCATCTTTGATGATAAGCACACTACGATTAGGAAGGAGTATTCTTAACTCTTCAGACTCGTTCAGCTTAATACCTTTGATTAAAGCAGGATCGTTCAATCGTTCTACTAAATGTGTTTTTGTTCTTATACTTTTCATAGAAACTCCTTTGTTTTCTTTATTTATGTTCCAGAATAATCAGCATCTTCCAGAAAATTTGATTCCTCTTTTAACTCTTCCAGTTGTTTCTGATAAGCAAGTTGATCTCTTATATGCATAGGAATTTCTTGATCTTTTTCTGCAAGATTAGTTAGTCTCATTTTGTCATAGTCTATACCTATAGTATAGATCACTCCTTTATTTTTTCCGAATCTAGTTTTCAAATTCTTTATCAGATATTTTCCTTGTTCTCTTAACTCGTCTGTCTGCAACATAGAACCAGCAAAGTCTACTGTTTGAGATATAGCATATGCTTCCCCGACATCTTCAAGGTCTGCTTTATCTTGTTTGCCTTTAGCTCCTCTGTTGAATTGAGCAAATGTTAATAGAGCATAATCCTCTTCCATACATAATGCTCGATTTTCTTCTGCTACAGATTTTACATATAATGATGTTCCTGTTTGTGAAGCAGGAATTTTATATGAAGCAAAGTTATTCAGACCATCTAAAATTACAACATCAAACTTAATCTTCTTTTTTGTCCATGCTTCGTGTATCAATTTCTTTATATGATTTGCATTAGCAGTTCCAGTAGGAAATTCTTTTACAATCAATATCCCATGAGGTTTATCACAGGCTGTTTTGAATCTCGATTTGAACAATGCTTTATCTAAAGAAGGACCGAGAGTATCAATACTGATATCAAGAATATTTGCATCATGTCTTTTCAACATTTCTTGTTCGGACATTTCGCCTGAACAAAGCAAAACATTATGCCCTGCCGTAACTAAAGAGGAAGCACAGTGACTACCAATGATTGATTTCCCCACATTAGTATTTGCCATAAAACAGAACATAGCTTTTCTGACTAAACCACCACCAATAGCTTCATTCATCTTAATAACATTCAATGGTATTTTCTGATCTTCTTTTTCATACCATAGCATTCGTTCATGAACATCGTTCCAATAATCATGCCCAAGTCTAGTAACGAATGCTATTGACAGTGCATCTTTTATCTTTGTTTCTATTTCTCCTCTATTACCATTCTTTTCTATGATCTCAATACTTTCATTGATAGCTTTTTCTAAAGCTCTATCTTTGAAATATTGTTCAGTCTGATCTATCAAAGCTTTTAAGTCAGGAAGGTCTTTGAATTTTTCAATCTCTTTTAGTCGTTTGAATAGTTCTGTTGTATCTTCTTGACATATATCATAATCAGTATCTAACTGAAGTCTGATATTAGCAAAACTAGGAGCTTTGTTATATTTCAGATGATACTTTAGAATAGCTTCTACAATGAGTCTATCTGTCTTTTTGGTAAAATATTCTGCCTTTAAAAAAGGAAACACTTCTCCAAAAAAGTTATGATTAGTAACTAGAGAGTTAAGCAAACTATTTAACAGCATTTATTCTCCAAGCTCTTTAGTAAATTTGTCTAAGAATACAAAGTATTTATAATAGCCGCAAGTATGTATTTCTTGATTTCGTTTCGTACAATCATCTTCGAAACTACAACCTTGACCTTTATAATCACACCAAATTTCTTCTGAATATTCGTAGTCCTGCCCCATATAACAACAAGAGCCAGGATCACATTGATTTGTTTGTATATCGTTATGAGGAACTATATGTCTACAAGTTTTATTGGTGCAAACTTTGTATCCATTACATCTTAATAGGAACATCGAATAAACTCCTTAAAAACAGAAATGGACTTATACTTTATCATAATCTTAGTATAAGTCCGTTTTGTTTAAAAGTCTATTCTTTTTTGGTAGGGTTACTTCTTTTCTTTCTTCTTTTCTCTTTCTAAACGTTTTTCAAGTTTAGCTTTTGCTTCTTCTAATGCTCCAACATTTGTAAGTTTATCTCCAGCACGATTCATATAGAATGTAAGAGACTTGATTGACTTACCTATATCTCCACCATGACCAGCAACAAGACCGGATACTATAGCTCCAGCAGATTTAGTGAACAAATCTTTGGGTGGTTTCCATTTAGTATCTGCTTCTAATGCTTCTATGAATATTTCAAGCAACGAATCGAAATTGTTTTTCATCATTTCTTTCCTTTCTTTTTGGGAGCAAGTTTGCTTCCAGGACGATATTTTTCATACTTACCACCAACAAATTCTGGAACCGATCTGAACTTTATCACACAGTCTTTTCCATATCTTTTCTTACAAGTTTCAATAGCATCATTCTTATCATCAGTATATGATGCTCCGTCTTCATAACCATCCTCCGCAGGTACTCTAAATTCCCCTGTAGAGCTATCTTTTTCTATGGTAATGGTACACGTACTCTTATGCTCTTCATCGTTCCTACGGCCCAATGCTTCATCTTTGTCACGATGCATTTTCCAATCGCCATATTCATCATCATTCTTATTTGCTTCGGAGATAACTTTTACTCTGTTCTTGAACATAGTAATGAACTTGCCGTTGTCGAGTTTGATAGCAACTTCTTTATCCCAATCAACGGGTTTATAGTTACCTTCACAATTCGTAGGGATACCTTTGTTGTCTGTTTTGATCTTACTACGATCAACAATTGTACCTTTTTTATCTGAATCAAGTCCACTTCCACCAGATACTTGAACCTTAGTTCCTGGAGTAAGGACTACTTTCTTTTCGGTTAATATTTTTAAGGTCTTATCGAAATTGTTAGTGTACATGGTCTTCAAATCCCTCCGTGTCAGATGCTTGCCAATCCGATCCTACAAACTCTGAATCGTGAAGGGTTGTTAGTTCATGCAACGAATCCACTTGTGTATCGAATTCTGCATATCCAGTTCTACGCTTCGAAAGATTGTTATACGGACATCTAATATATCGTTTACCAGTATAGAGAGCTTCGATAAATGTCAATCCAGATATAACATGTTCAGTTAAAACTTTATAAATTTCATCATGTTTTGACATTACTTCTTACCTCCTAATCTTTTGTTCAGTTCCTTCTTGACGTTTCTTGCTACATCACCTTTCCATTGAGTTGCATTAGCCAGGAAGTATGCAACAACTGAACGTCCAGAATCAGCTTCATATTTGTCTGTAATCTTTTCCAGATTTCTCATAGCATTCAGATAAGGAACGGCAGAATAGTAAACCTTGCCCCAATCCTTTTTAGCAATACTTGCTAACTGAGAAATACTCTTATCAGAATAGTCAACCTTTTCTTTTTTCTCTGGAGTTTCTTCTGCTTCTTTCAATGGAGCTTTGCATTCTTTTGCACAAGACGGACATAGATTTTTTGTCTTACCTTTTACTTTAACTTCTTTAGTAGCTTTACATTTTTTACAAACATCACATTTAGATTCCTCTTCTTTTTTCTCTGTTAAAACTTTTAACATTGCCGCAAAATTATTCATTGTATATTCTCCTGATAAGGTTTGATATTCATAACAATATTATTTATAAAAAACTGAAAAGCTAGATAAATATATAACTTTATCTAGCTTTTCTTTGGGATGATTGTTACGCAGTCAAATCTTTGAATGGTTTTAATTCATTAAGAAATTCTTTAGCTTTAGTGATTGCTAAATTTCTAAGTTCATCAGGAATATGTTTAGTTCTGTCTGCGAGAATGTGATTTTCGATTCTCAAAATTTGCAAACAAGTTTCTACTCCTCTTCGAGCTTGTTCCATCTTATCGCCGTGAAGCGATACTGCCAACATTTTTTCACTGTACACCATTTGAGCTTTGCGCTCTTTGACTTCCAATTCTTGATTTTCTAATAACAATTCGTCTGCTTTGCTCATGTTGTTTCTCCCTTGCTTCTCATGGTTCCCCCAGGAAGCTTGTGGAATATGATCGGATTTTCACCAATCTCGTTACTCTGTTAACAATATAGGATCGAACTCATCGTCATCTATCTGATCTGCTATTGTTGAATACTTGAAATGTTCTCTTAATATATCAGCAAGTCCTCCATCATGTAAATACCATTCCCAAAATTTAGGAGTAAGCTGTGCATATTTAAGAACTTTATCTGCTTTTCCGTTGAAGAGAAATTCTTTTACTTTATGAATATCTCCACTCTTTGGCATTCCACCTTTCGGAACTACCAGCAGTTCTTCGTCTATACAAAATTCAAGAAGTCCACTGTAAAGATTTATACCACCAGAGAATTCGATATTGAATCTAATTTCAGCTTTCTCTCTGGCAAATCTATTCTTTTCGGTCTTTGCTCTAATAACAGAACCTACAACTTCGTCACCATCTTTGAGAGCAGACTTGCTCATGATAACGATGATAGATGTACCATAAGCAGGACCACCACCACCAGCAACAACATCATGAGGAATGAAACTTCCAGTAGCTGCATATACGTGATTGATAGCAACAAGAAGAACATCTTTATA